TTGATTTAGTAGTTCCCGGCGCTGAAATAATTGGTAGTGCAATAACCGTGCCTGTTCCGCCAGCGCCAGGCGGTATTGTTTGTGTATCAACAGCCGGTGGTATTACACCTTGTCCGGTTGTGCCACCTTGTGCTGCTACTAATCCACCAGCTGGTGGTAGTTTAGGTTCTGTTGGTTCTGCGTTTGTGTTTAGGGGCTTAGCCCCGGCTGGTTTAGGATCATCCCAATTATAAGGTAATCCAGTCCGATAAGTGGTGTTTTAAGTGTAAAATCAGTGTAAGCAAATCTTACATAAATCCTCATAAGTTGATCTACATCACCCCATGATACATCTTGAGCATTAATCGATATAGGGAACACATCATATAATTCATAAATCATTACTTGATTTTGTGATCGATCAAATACAGTAATGTTCATTTGTAGATTAGAATAATCATCCTTGTAACCTACCTGATATGGCAAGTACCCATTTCCAGCATTTGCATTCATCATATTACCACCACCCTTAGATGCGTAGTTAGTAATTAAGGACATCCATTCGTTAAAGAACTTGTAGTGCAATGCTTGTTTATTCACGATGAAACCAAGTGTCATGTCAGCAAATTGCATACCATATGCCATTTCTTCTACTGGACCATAACCGAATCGGCTTACTTCATCTTTTAATACGGTGGCTCCCGGCAACTGTGCAGAATCACAACGCATTACTAAATCTGCAGCTGCAGTTCCAGCAATATATCTATTTAAAATTTTAGCAGCCTTTTGAGTATCTGCAAAAGGAGAAAATGTAACCAGGAAACTGTGCTTTGGTAAAATAGAATCTCGTAATGTAGCATTAGCTCTAAAATTACTGATGTTGAATGCAGATTGTGGTGAGTTAAATTCACCTGATTTTAGCGCTTCTACTGCCGCCGTGTTTTTACCAGGCGTTTCTTGGCTTGGTAATACAGTTGGCGCCGCTTGCGGAGGCAATCCAAAACTAGATCCTTGATTAATTTTAATATCCATTATTGCCCTCTAAACATTTTCTTGGACTCTGCCCAGACCTGTGTCTTTGATTTCTTTACAAAGCGTTCTGTTGGCAGGAACAGAGCAACATCCCATTCTGATGGATATATGTACATAAATCTAGAGCGGACATGATCATCAAGATAGTGTTTTACACATGGTTCAAAAAACTTAAGCTTAGATACAGACTGCAGTAACGAATAGTTCATCTTGATCTTAGTCGACTCATCATAACGTGTATTGTTGGCATAGTCATACAAACCATCCATTAAACGTGCACGTAATTGAGGCGGGAGATAGTGTAGATTTAAACCATAAAATCCGCCTGAAACTCTACGAAACGGAAACACAAGAGGAAACCGGTCATAGTATTCCAAAGTTTCTTTGTGCTTAGGATCATAGTAGTACATGTACATCTGACCGATAATCGGCTTTGTTGTCAGACGTGACTGATCACCACGCATTAGCTCACGCTCATTGATACGTGCAATCTTCCGTGCAGTCTCACGAAACCAGTCACGTGCATCCTGCGTACGGGCGGGGATCTGGCCGGAACGGACACCTTGTGTAATAATTGTATCAAATACTGTTGCCATTAAAACTTGATTCCGAGTTCGTGTTCTGTTATGATCTCAAACTTCCATCCGCGATCTTTACAATAATTGCCAGCAGCTTCCCACTTACTACTATTTATCCCCCAATTTTGTACCTCTGTAATGTATCTCTTGGTAGCTTTAGTTTGGATAGATGGAGGTTTGGTTTGTGCATATGGTTTAATCTCGACTACAACTGTATCAATTTTACCGTCCTGTGTTTTCTTCTTAATAATAAAGTCAGGGAAGTATCTGTGCACTCGATTGTCAATAGGAGATCTGTAGGGAATGATAAGTTCTTCACTTCCCCATTGTAATACGCCTGGATGACTATCTAGCCATCCCATAAATTTTAGTTCCCACCGACTACGATATATAATATTCGATGGATTACCAAGATACTTTTGAGGGTTTCTTGGCTGAAACTTTCCCTTATATGCCATTTTCTATTTATAAATAGATATGAGAACTCATAGAATAAGAGAATAAGATGAACCTCCTCGACATATTTAGTAAAAGTGTATCAAATGTTATTAACGATGAGGTTTATGGTATAACCTCAAAACTTAATTCCAAGATTGATAATGCTATTAATGATGTATTTAGTAAAGGCCTTAAAAAAGTAGGAATTGGTGGTAAACTAGGCCGTGCATTAGAGTCTGAGTTTGCAAGTTCTTTGCAGAATGCAAGGGCCGATAAGTTCTTTGGCAAGGTAACTAGTATATCAGAACGTGCTTCGCCTGCTGATATATGTAATGCTATGACACCAAAGTTTGCAGAGACTGCTTTTACAGCTAGTGAGAGACTCAAAGGACAAAATGAAGCTGAAAATACAGCCATTTTCCAGTTTCCACAACAACAGATGGCTTATTATACCAAACTCGAGTTCAACAAATATGTTCGTCCTACACCACAAGCCGCGCCGGCACTTGAGCTAAAAAACGTTATAATTTTACCAATTCCAAAAGATTTAGAAGAATCACTTAATGTTCGTCTTTCACAAGATGATGCAGGAATGACGCAAGGTATTACTGACGCTCTTTTCAACATGGCTAGTGGTACTAGCGGCGTTGCCCCTGAAACAAAAAAGCTTGTTCAACAAGCTGCTGCAAGAAAACTAAATGATTTGACCAAGGGACAAGCCGGTCAAGTTGCTGGAGCAATTCCAAATCCATATGTGACGTTGATGTTTAATGGTGTTGATCTTAGAACATTTACATTTACATGGAAATTTGCTCCTAGAAATGTAACTGAAAGTAAGATGCTTAGAGCAATTATTCAACTTATTAAAGGATCAGCTCTTCCTACATATTCTTCAGATGTTGGAGTACTACAATATCCTTTGATGTGTAAAATGACTTTAATGGCACAAGATAAATCTTGGGATCCTAATCCTGCCTTAGCAAGTGGAGGAAAATTCCAGGAAGGTTCGCATCCTATTATTGGGTTTAAAAACGCGTTAATTGAGAATGTAACTGTTAACCATTCACCAAATGGAATTCCATCATTCTTTGCTGGTACTTCATTGCCAACATTCTATCAAGTTAGTATTACTTTAAAAGAAATTGAATACTTTACTTCTGAAGACTATGGAGGAGAGCCAGGTACCGATACGTATGCAGATACTATTACCCCTACTATAAAATATTTGCGCGGCACTGATATCGGCAAGGACTTGGAATCATCGATTAATATTTTCTTTCCTAAACCAAAATAACCCAGGAATAATAGATGGCTAAGTATTTTGATAAATTCCCATTAGTATCATACAACAATAATATCGCTAAGAACATTATTGCAAGAGTCGACTTTACTTCTACGACTAAGAATGATATTAATGCTAATTTTGATTACGTTCTTACAGATGGTTTATCTAGACCAGATATGGTATCGCAGGCATACTATAACTCACCATGGTATGACTGGGTGCTTTATATTAACAACAATATAATGGATCCATATCATGACTATTATGTTTCAGAAGAAAATTTAAATGAATACATCATAAGTAAATATGCTTCATTAGAATCTGCGCGTAAAAGAATCGTTCACTATCGTAATAACTGGGCTATCGATGATGGTACAATTGATACTAGCATCTATGATAATTTAAGTGCTAAACTTAAAAAGTATTATAAACCAAATATTAATATTAATAACCAGGTCATGAACTATTCCAGACTACAAGAAGATTGGATTCGTACTACAAATAAAATCATTGAGTTGACTTTAGATCCGGCATATATTTCTAATTATGATGTAAATGATGTTATTGTACAAACATCTACTGATGCAGAAGCAACAGTAAAACAGATTATTACAGATAAAAATATTATGATTATTCATCATATAGTAGGCGAGTTTGAAACATCTGCTGCTATCCTTGATATTAATACTGGGCCAATTGAACAATATTTAGATACCGATGGCACATACAAAAATAAAAATTTGTGGCAAACAATTGATGATGATGAATCAGCTTTCTGGGATGCAGTTAATGCATATGATTATGAAACAGAACAGAATGCTATAAAGAAATATGTAACTATCATTAAGTCTGACTATATTCTAGATATAGATAAGATGTTAAGTAACGAATTAGCAGGATAAATTATGGCAAGTCGTCCACCTGACGCCTCTAATGATATTATGAGTGAAGGCAAATATACTCTTCTGAGTGCAACCATGTCTGCACCAGGCGGGCGTGTTTTAAATCTTACTGGACAGTTGGCCTCGGCTGATGTCTATGAGAGCATAATGGCCCAAAGCATCATTGGCGTGTTCCAGCTGTATGATGCCGTTGGTATGTTCAGTTCATTTGTATTTGAGGAACAAGAATTTTGTTTGGCCTGGACAACAAACGACACAGGCAAAGAAATACATTACAAATTTAAATTGCTTGGTAGTAATCCAGCTGCGCAAACAGTATCACAAGGCAGCGGTGCAGTATATACTATTACTGGGATCTCTCCTGAAGCATATAATTCTGCAAAGATGAAAGACTTTCAAGAAAAGCATCCGGCTGTTACAAAGAAGATTGAACCATATGCACTAGTTACACTATGCCTTGAAAAAGTATTAGAAACTGAAAAGCCAAAGTATTACGAGAAGACTAAAGGTCTTCATGCATTTAACTTTACTAAAGTAACACCATTTGAAGCTATTGAAAAAGCGCGCCAAGAAGCCATTTCAAGTTCTCATGATAGTTCATCATACGTATTCTTTGAAAACAAACATGGGTATCATTTTAAAACTATTGAGGCTTTAATCGAAGAAGGCAAGAAGCGAATCGGTGATAAAGTATTCTTTAATGTACCAGGTGGCGGGCTTGATACTACCGGCGGTTCATTATGGAGAAACATCTTAGCATATAAGATTGTGCAACTCGGTAATCAAGCTGCACTGGCTGCAACCGGTGGTGCTAAGATAACTATCCAATTCTTTGATCGCAGTAACCTGGCCAAGCCAATACAAAGAACTGTTGCTTTAGATGATTTTGACTTTGAAAAGCTAAACAAGGCCCCTGAAATATTATCACCTAAAGCACTTGAAGAAAATAAAAAGCAACCTGCTAATAT